AGAGAGAGATGCAGCGACGACACCTCGAAGCGATCGTTGCGCTCCACCTGGGCGTAGCAGTTTCCCTCGAGGTAGAGCTGCCGCACCAGGTTCAGGAAGAAGTCCGAGCGTGACTGATAATCGTTCGGCCGTTTCAGGATGCGGGAGAGCGCCGAGGTCTTGACGCGATCGCGCCCGCCGTCGTCGCGCGTAACCCAATGATCGCCGGGACAGAGCGCGATGGTCTGCGCATAGGCGTCAACGCAGGCCTCGACAATCGGCGAGCCAGCCTGCCCGATAGGATCGAGGTCCATCTGCCAGTGGTTCCAGAAGCCCCACTCGGCAGGCAGAACGCCGCCGTTGACGAGCCACGGACCAGGCCGAGGCTCGCCTTCACCCGCCGCTCGTTGCACGAACTCGGGGACGTGGTTCCCGAACTCGTCGATCATCGGCGCGTCGGTCATTACTTAAGATTTCGGATTTGGCGGCCTGCCAGGCCCGCGCCGGGCTTCCGCCTCTTCGCCCTTGGCCGCTTGCTTCTCGTCCTCGACGGTCTCGGCATAGGCGTCACGCGCCCAGCCCTCTTTGACCGCGCGCTTCGCCTCGTCGGCGCTGACCTGAATCCGCTGCCCCTTGTAGGGGCCATGCGAGGGAATAATCATTTGATCGTCGTCGTCGGGCATCACAAATCCTCCTAATCCCCCACTCCGCAAAAGCGTGAATGCCGGGGTTGGTTTCGGTGGGCAAAGTGGTGGCGGCGGCGCTTTCGCGAATAAGCCGACCAGCCATTGCAGCATGGCGCGTTAGCCGACTTGCAGCAGCGAGCCGATGTTAGCGGCGGGGCGCAATTCTGTGATCACGTGCCAGGTCGGCAGGCCGAAGAATATCGCCAGAACCATGTAGAGCGCCACCAGCGCCACGAGCGCGATGTAGAGCTTGCGCATGTCCTGCGGCAGCGGCGTGATCCAGGTGTTGAATACCCACCAGACGGCGACGCCGATGAGCAGAAGAAACACCACCACGATGCCGACATTGACCAGGCCCAGCACGATACCGGCAACGGATAGGGTCATGGGCAATCCCCCTTCAAAAAAGGACGGGCGGCCATGATCGGCCGCCCGCTTGTTCGAACTACCAGGTGACGGCGTCCATGAACGCGACCATTCCCGTCCGCCGCATGGCCCATGTGATCGGCCAGGTCATGCGAATGGCAATGCTGTCGGTCTGGAACAGCGAGCGCGTCGGCGTTGCCAGCACGCCCGAACCCTGCGCGCCGGATGCGATGGCGAGCGGGGTCGTGTCTTCCATATGCAGCGTCGCATCGGCGGAAATCGCATAGCGCGGCACGTCGCCCGTTGCGCTGGCGAAATCCTCGGCGTCGACCGCGATCACCCTCGCAGCCGGAACCGTATTCGACACGATCAGCCCCACGCCAAAGCGGCTCGCGCCCTCGGCGGCTCCGTTGAACAGAAGCCCGTTGGCCGTGGTCGCCAGGTCGATGCCGGTCGACTGTGCCGAGTTCATAATCAGCACGATGTCACGACCGCCCCCGTTGCCGATGATCGTCTGCCGCAGCAGCTTGATGTCGGCGATCATTGCCTGCGTCTTGTCGGCTGCCGCGCTCGGGGTGAGCGTGCTCAGACCGTTGAGCAAGCCGGCCGGACGCGCGGCCGAGGCGGCCACGTTGTCGATCAGATAGCCGTCGATCGCCTCCGAGGTGTCATCGCGCATTGCATCGCGAATAATGGCCTCGATGGCGGGGGTGCTGTGGTCCCCGATCTCCTCCGAGAACACGCTGATGACCGCCAGCTTGAACGGGTTGAGCGTGATCGGCGTGAACGACGCCTGCTTGACCGGCTTCGGCGCAGCCTCCCCCACCCAGGAGCCCGAGAGCTTGCTGGTGTTGGTCCGCGAGGGAATACGGATTGCCCCAGCCCGCCCGAAAGTAAATCGCACGCCACGCGCCGACAGCGGCCCGTAGATGCTGTCCTTCAGCAGCCGGTCGAGGAACCCGGCGTTGACCGTCTCGACGAGCTCGGCCGCCCATCCCGCCTGCGTGGTAAGCGCCGGAGCCGTGGCCGCCTTCAGCACCGCAAGCGTGTGCTGATCCTGGCCGTAGGTGGTGGTGAAGGATTGCTGCAGCGACTCATGCCGGCTGGCCGACAAGGTGATCGTTGCCATTGCGCGAACCAGCAGATCGACCGGCTCGACCTTCTTTTTGGGCATCGCAAACGGGCGTTCGATTTCGCCCCTTAGGTCGCGATCTGCGCCAGCCGCACGCCGCTCGGGCTGGATCACTTCGCCATCGCGCGGGGCGAGAGCCCGCTCGATACGCTCCAGCTCGGAGAGATTGGCCTCGGCCTGGCCAAGCGCGTCGGGCAGCTCCTTCAGGAGTGCCTTCTCGTCGTCGTTCAGGCCCTCGCGGCGGCTGTCCAGGTCGGAGAGCTGGTCTTTCAGTTGCACGATGTACTTTTGCGCAGCCTCGATGCGCTGCGCGCGGGAAAGTGACTTTTCCATTTTGGGAATTCCCTTGCGGGAGGAGTTTGGCGAGCTTGCCGTGACCGCCGGGGCCGCACGCTGATCTTCCCGGGCGAGCTTGCCAAAGATCAGCGCCGACGCATCGGCGGGGATGCCAAGCGCCTTCATCACCTGAAGGGCGTTGGCATTTGCCGGAACCGCTACGAGCGACGCTTCGAGCAATTCCGATTCCAGAAACCGCCGCGGCCCGAATGGCTCATTGGGGTCGAGCGGTATTGATTTGATCGCGCTGAAGCCGACCGAGACGGCACGCAGAATTTTCTGCTTCACCAGGGCGCGCACGTAGTCGGTTATGTCCGAGGCGCCTTCCTTGATGAGGTTCAGCCGGCCCCGAAGCTGCCCCTCGGCCACACGCAAATTGGCCCAGGTGCCGACAACGATGCTCTGGTCATGGGCGAACAGCGCGACCGGGTTTTCCTTGAAATTGTCGAGCTTCCAGCCGCCGGGCTCGATGATATCGCCCATGCGATCCACCGAGCCGTCCGACAGGACATATTCCAGCGGGTCGCCGCCTGGCGCGGCCTTGGCGACCGCCCGGTAAATCAGTTCGGACATGATGGGAGAGGCCCCTATGAAGGGGCGACCGGAGCACTCAGGCTGGGCGGTCGAAGGGAAGGAGGGAGGTATCCCTTCCCGATCGATTCGAGTGTTCCAGTCGCTTGTGTGCGCGTCAGGGACGCGATAGGAATTTCGCGCGCGTTCCGTTCGGCGGGTTTCCGGTGATCGCGCGGATGGTAGTTCCAGAACTCAGGCCGCCCATCGGGGCGGCCTTTTTTACTTCACTTCCGGCTCGGGCTCGGGCTCCGGCTCGCCCAGGGTTGGCTCCCACCTCGACCAGGCCGAGGCGCTGTCGGAGAAATCGCGCCAGCGCTGCCAGAAAGCGCCGCCGGCCGCGTCCTGCCCGAACTGGATCAAAATGTTATTGGCCATTATCATCCAGATCAGCACGTCCTCGGCGGCGTCCTTCCAGGCATTGACCGGTTCGTGCACAGCATAGTCAGCGCTGGCCCGCGACGGTACCGACAACAGATCGAGATCACGAACCATGCGATTTACCTCACGCGATCATGGCGGCCATCTCGACCACCGGCTGGGACGAACATTTCATTGCTCCGACCGCCATCACCGCCGCCTGGGCGATGTCGATCCTGCCATAGGCTTTTGACTTATCCAGCTTGCGACCTCCTGCAGGGTCGCGGGTGATCACAGCGTTAGCGAAGCACCACCGCATGACAGGGTGCCCGCCGTGCCGCAGCTTGCCGGCCAGGGCCAACGCCTCGAACGCCTCGATGGCCGGCGACATGTCCTTGAAGCCCTGGCCCATCGGCACCAGCGGCAGGACAGCGCCGATATGCGCCAGCGCCTGCTTCAGAATGTCGATGCGCCAGCGATCGTAATTCACCCGCACCATCCACATCGAGCCGGCGAGGCTCGCCAGCGCGGCGGCGACAAATTCATAGTCGACGGTCTTGCCCGGCGTGGTCTGCAGGAAATCCTGACTCACCCAGGCATCGTAGGGGGCGCGGTCGCGCAGCGTGCGCTGCGCCAGCGTGTCGCCCGGCGTCCACGCCCGCGGCATGAGATGCACATTGCCGGCATCGTCCTCGACCGCGAACACCGCTGCGGTAAGGTCGGTGCGCGCCGAAAGGTCGATGCCGCCGAACACCTGGCGGTTGCGATCCGCGAACAGGGCCGTATCGACAGGCGCGGCGTTCAGCTCGTAGACGCCGGGCGAAAGGAACGGGGCCTCCGACCTTACCCGCTGGTTCAGGTAGAAAACCCGCACCGTGCTTTCGAGGCTCGGCAGCTCGATTGCCCGGCGCATCGCGGCGCGCAGCTCATCGAGGTCGCGATAGTCGCCGAGCGCGGGGTTGGCCGCCTTCCAGCCGCGCTCGTCGCTCAGCTTCGCGTCCTTCGGCGCGGAGTAGCAATGCACCACGAACGTCTTGTCGTCGATGACCCCGGCCGCCACCCGCTCGCCGTAGTCGATCAGCTCGGAAAGGATGTGCTGGTCGGCAGGCGCCTGCGTGGAGATGACCAGCATCAGCGGCTCGATCTGCGAGCCCAGCGAAGTCATCAGCGCATCATAGAGGTCTCGGTTCTTCGCCTGCGCCAGCTCGTCGTAGACGACGAGGTCAAGCCCCTCGCCGAATTGCCCGCCCGCCTCGGCGGCGATCGCCATGTAGACCGAGGCGTCGGTGCGGTGCACGATGTGCTTGGTGCTGTCGATGATGCGCAATTCCTGCCGCAGCACCGCGTTGGCGCGCACAATCGTCGCCACATAGCGGAAGACGATCGACGCCTGCTTGCGTGTCGTCGCCGCCGAGGCGAGCGTCGAGTTCTGCCGCTTGAACGGCCCGACCAGGTGCAAGAGCAGGATCACCGCCGCCAGCAGCGTCTTGCCGTTGCGCCGCGCCATCGACAGCACCGCCTGGCGCACCAGCCGCCGGCCGTCCCTGCCGGTCGGATTGTAGACAGCGCGAAGGAACTTGATCTGGAAAGCCCGCAGGCGCAGCGGCTTGTTGATATGCGGCCCGGCCGGAACCTTCAGCGAATGCGCGAAGCCAATCGCGTAGCCCGACGGGAGCCCCCAATCCCGCTTCGGCACCTCCAGTTGTTCGAAAGCCTCGACATACTCAGGCGGGAGCTTCAAGCAACTAGCCTGTCGGCTTCCCCAGCAGCAGCCGCAGCGGATCGACCTCACCCGGCGAGGCGGGGGCTGCACCGGAATTCGCCAGGCGCACCCGCGAGGCCGGGGTCATGCCAAATTCGGCGGCATATTTCACAGCGTCCGCCCAGGCGCGATTTGCGGCGGCCAGATAGGGGTTCATGATCGGATTCCCGAGCGCGGTCTGCACCATCAGCGCGCCGCGCTGCTTGGGGTCTTCGGCGGCCATCTCGGCGAGTGCCTTCTCGGCAAACTCGGTGCGCCCGACCGCCTGGCAATAGGCCCCGAATGCCACCGCGTCGACCGAGGTGAGCAGGCCCATGCGCATCAGCTCGGGGGCCTTGCGGTCCCATTCCTCGCGGGCGCGGGTGGAAAGACACTCGGGCGGCTCGACCGGCTTGCTGCGATCCGGCTTCGGCTCGTTCGGATTGATCGGCCGGCGGCCGGGATTGCCCTCGATTATCTTCAAATAGGTGGGCTTAGGCTTGCGCCCGCGAGTCATTCTTAAATCTCCCGTTTATGCGGAAATTAAATTTCGGAGCCGGCGCAGACCTTTGCGACAACGCAACGGCATTGCTCCCAAAACAGACCGGGGTCGGGCTCCCTGCGTATCGCCGGGTGCAGAGACAAGCGGCTTGGACTTGGTTGGCCAAAGCGCCCCATACCCCTCGCGCCAGCGACAAAGCACCCGGCACCTTTGAAACCCGCTTTGCCTGGAGCAAAAAATGCCGAAGAAAACCCACCCCGCCGACCTGGCGGTCGATTTTTCCACCGCGACGAGCTTTATCGTCAGCCTCTTTCTTGGCCGCGGCAAATACGCGAAGACCGAGGTCGCCACGATGCAGGCGGCGAACGAATGCGCCGCCATGATGAACGCCGAAAGCACCAACGGCCGCCTCGCCATGATCTACGGCCGGTTCGCTGACGGCAGCGAAAAGCTCGTCACAGAAGCGGCCGGTGCCCCTTACCGGGCGAAGCCCGCCAAGGCGAAGAAAGAGCCGATCGGCCGAACCGCTAAGATCGCCCGCCTGAAGCCCGCCAAGGCGGCAAAGCCGGTCCGCAAGTGGGGCGGGATGACCGCCAAGCAGCGCGCCGCTCGTGACGTCGAGCTGAAGGCCGACATTGCGAAGGGCGGCAAGGCCAAGGCAAACGGCAAGGCCCCCACGTCGGCCCCGGCGAAGGCCCTCGGCAAGCGCGCGACGCTCCTCGCCGACGCCGAGGCCGGCATCCTGCCCGAGCCCCCGGATTTCTCGGCCGCCACGCACGCCCGCTTCCGGGGCAAGCTCGCGGCCCTGGTCCTGCACGCCAAGGAGGGCAATATCGCCGCCCTCAAGGCTTTCCCGATCAACCCGATTTCGAGCAGCCCCAAGGCGCTCGACCGCTACCGCAACCTGGCGGTGATCGCGCTCGCGGCGAAGGGGGCCTAAACCGCCGGCCCGGTCACATTCCAGAAAAGAACAAGCCCGGCTTCATGCCGGGCTTTTGCTGTCTGCCACGCTTTTGCATCGTAATAGGGGTCGCTCGGGAACGGCATCGCCTCCTTGCACGCCTGCCCGAATTTCAGCGGATGCACGAAGATCTCCGCGCCGGCCACCTCGGCCGGCTTGACCTCGCGCCCAATCTGGACAGCCCGCCGGCGGGCCCTCGGCCATGCCGCCGCCAAGCCGCGCGCCAGCACGCCCGAGCCCGCCGCGCACCAGACCTCGTCCGGCTCGATCCCGGTCGCCCTGGCCGCCGCCGCAATGCCGGCAACGGCTTCCGGCGTATCGATGCCGAAGGGCGCGAGAAGCGCGCCCTTCTCGGCCGCATAGGCGGCAGCGCGGGCCTGAACGACCTTCAGATATCCCGGCGCGACTTGCACGATGACCGCGCCCAGCCGCTTCGCCATCAGGGTTCGTGGATGCGGCCGGGCGCGCCTCGCCACAAACAGGGTTAGCCGCTTGCCGGCTTGCCGCGCGCATTCAGCGAGCGCCGTCTGAGCTCCCCCCTCGGCCGGCGTGGCGTAGACCACTTCGCGGGCATCCTCGAACAGCCCGGCAATAAAGCGTGCCTTGGTACCGCCGGGATAGAGATCGTCGCGGACAACCAGCAACCCCTCATGCTCGCTGACGACCGGCGTCAAAGGATATCCCCGAAGGATGCCGCCGGGTCCTCGCCATTCCCCTCGAGTACCAGCTCGCCAAATTCGCACGGCCCGATGGCCTCGGTCGCGGCGCGCGGATCGCCCTTGGCAAACACCAACACGTTCTGATGCGTCTTGCCGAGCTTGCGGCTGGTCTCGAATTGCCTTCCGGCGCGGATCGGCAGCGAGCCGGCCGCCGTGACCAGCACCGCTTCATTGTAGAAGTGCGCCCCAGCCGCCTCGAAAGCCTCGACCGTGCGCCAGGGCAGCCCACGGCGGACAGGAAAAGACGAAATCGAAAGCCGCCGACTCGGGCAGCAAATCCCCCATGCTGCGGCTGTCGCCGGTAATCCAGCTCGGCCGCCCTTCGTGCTCGGCCAGGATGCCGTCCGCCTGCGCCTCGTTGGCGGCGAGCTGGCGGGCGGACAGGTCAATCCCCGTATAGCGCCGGCCGAGCTTGTGGGCGACGATGCCGCGCACCGAACCGCCGGCAAAGGGATCGAGGATCGCGCCGCCCGGCGGGCAGAACCAGCGATAGACCAGCTCGGCCAGGACCGGGTCGAAGATCGAGGTGCCGGTGATGGTGCGCCCGGCACCGTCGAAATTCTCTATCGCGCCCCAGTTCAGCCCGGCGGGGATCGCCGTCTGCCGTTCGGCCTGTGTGCGCGCCATATCCATCCAGCAGCCGCCGCCGCCGCCGCCGGGGATTGCGGTTGCCTTGCGCTTGCGCTTCCCGACCACATGCTCGCCGCGCATCAAATCCTGCCCGAAGACCCTCGCCTTGCCTTTAGGCATCCAGCACTTCCCGCCGCGCCTGCATCACCTTTCGCTTTTCCGGATCGGGCTCCAGCATCGTGTCGCTCATCTTGAGCAGGTTCTCGCCCCGTCCCAACTCGGATTGAATCCCCAGCGCCAACCACCCGGCCTTGCGCGATTGCCACCAGCCCTCACGCGCATTGAGGACCGAAAACGGAGCTACGCCGAAGCGCTCGGCCAATGAGCCGGCGTTGGACGGGCGCGCCGCCGATTCACCGGGGGCGCGGCCCGCCTCTATGCCGACCAGATCGTCCGTCGAAAATCCGATAAGCCCGGTGGCGAAACCCGCCTCGCCGAGGCTGCGGAGTTCGAGTTGCAGTAGCTGCTGATCCCAGCCGGAATTAAGCGCGAGTTGATTATCCGCCAGGGCATAGGCGCGCTTTTGCTCGCCGCTCCAGCCGCGGGCTATCATGACCGGTGCGCGCTCGATCCCCAGGGCTTTCGCCGCCGTCACGCGACCGTGGCCGGCGATGATCTCCCCTTCGGGATCGATCAGTACCGGGTTGGTCCAGCCCCATTCCTCAAACGATGCCTTCAATTGCT